TCATTGCCACACTAGATAGCCGTACTTCTAAAATCTGTATGGGTTACTCGGACAAGGTTTACAGGAAGGATGAGCCTCATCCGGTACCGCCACTTCATCCAAACTGTAGATCGATTCTAGTTCCTGTTGCAAATCCGTCAGGTAAAACGATTGGGATGCGGCCATTCAACAATAAAGTGAATGGTGATGGTGAAATAGGCGTTGTGGATTCAAATACAACTTTTAAAGGTTGGTTTGATAAACAAGATGCGGCTTTCCAAAAGTCTTGGCTTGGGCCTTCAAGATATAAGCTATTCAAAGAGGGTAAATATTCCCTGGATAAGTTTGTTGATCCTTTAACTGGTCAGCCATTCACACTTGCTGAACTCAAAAAGCTTGATGAAGAAATGTTTAAGAGGTTGGGATTATGAAAGTAATTAGTCGAGGTGTGCCGCCCGAGTTGCAGACCTATAGAGACTCATGTGGCAAGTGTTATTCAGTTATCGAATTTCAAAAGAATGAGTTGCGAGTCATGAGCGATAGAAACGAAACTATCTATGTGTTGAATTGCCCTGTATGTCGTAACGATATTTGGATTGCATCTCAAGCATTAAAGCCAGTTATTTATAGAAATATGTAAAACAACTTAATTCAAACCTTAGCAGCTTCGGCTGCTTTTTTATTGCCCGCAGTTTGTGACTGCAAAACCGCTCAGGGAGCAAAACATGAAATACAAACTCGATAGCCTAGAGGGCTTATCTGATGAAATGAAAGCGCTTTACGAAGAAAAAGATGGCGCATTTTATTTAAAAGTTGAAGGTCTGCCGCAGCAAGATAATTCAGAACTGGATGGGCTGAAACGGAAAGTTGAAGAACTTCTTGGTGAAAAGAAAACTGCCCAGCAAAAACAACGTGAAGCTGAAGAAAAAGCTCAACGTGAAGCCGAAGAAGCAGCCCGTAAAAAAGGTGACGTTGCTGCAATTGAAGCATCTTGGAAAACCAAGCTTGAGCAAGCAGAAGCAAAACATGCAGAAGCTACCAAAGCATTGCAAGACCAAGTCTACAAATTAACTGTCGGGCAAACAGCACAATCATTAGCAAGTGAGCTTTCTATCAAAGGCTCGGAGGCAGTTTTGCTTCCACATATTACAAATCGTCTTCAGGTTGAAACTGATGAAAACGGTGAGGTCAAAGTACGTGTACTAGATTCGCAGGGCAAACCTAGTGCTTTAAGCATTGATGACCTCAAAAAAGAGTTCCGCGGCAATGTGGCATTCAAGCCGCTAATTGTTGCTTCAAATGCGTCAGGAAGTGGGGCTTCTGGCGGTGGTTCAGGTGGTGGAGCTGCCAAGAAACCAAGTGAAATGACCACGCAAGAGCGTTTGGAATTCCAAAAGAATGACCCTCAAGGGTTCCAAGCAGCAGTAGCGAATGGTGACTTTAATAATTAATTATTGGGAGTAACTCCATGCCTTCTTTAGTAGAAGTATTTAATCGTGACGTAGTTTTATCTTATCTACGTCCAAATCCTGTGGCAGTTTCGCCACTCGTGCAGTCAGGTGCATTCGTATCTGATGATCGTTTACGTCCATTGTTAACAGGTGGTTCTTCAACATTTGTTGTTCCATATATTAACGGTGTGGATGGGAATGTAGAACAGAACTATGGCAACACCATTTTGACTGATATCGCAATGCCTCGCACGATTGATGCAGGTGAAATGCAAGGCCGCGTTGCTTATATGAACGAAGGCTTTCTTGAGTCTGTTCTTGGGCAGTATTTATCGAAGGTCAATTCACTTGAGCTTATTGGTGGAATGCTGAATAAGTATTGGCAACAAGCTGCCGAAAACCGTGCTCTAGCAACAGTAATTGGCTTGCGTAATTATGACCAGGCGAACGGCAAGCGATTCACTACTGACATCTCTGCTTCAACAGCAACAGATGCTTCACGTTGGTCAGTAGATGCCTACATTGATGCGGAAAGCACAATGAATGCTTCATTACGTGGACGTGGTGTGATGTTCGTGCATTCACGTATTGCTGCGAAGATGCGTAAACAACAGCTTTTAGAACATGTAACCACCAGCGCAAACTTACCACCGATTACCGTTTATAACGGCCGTGCTGTTATTGAAACAGATACCAATACCCAAATTGGTACTGGTGCCAATGCGAAATTTATTACCATTCTGGCAGGTCCACGAGCATTTGCTTATGACTCTGTGCCAGGGCGCAAAGACTTAGCTGTTGAGGAAACGCAATCAACTGGTAATGGTGCTGGACACGAAATCCTATGGACTCGCCGAAATATGCTAATCCATCCGCAAGGGTTTAGTTTTATTGCGCCTGCAAATACTTTGACAGGTGGTACAGACCGTGAGTCTCTAAGTGCATCTTGGGCAGACTTGCAGAAAGCAGAAAACTGGCAACTTAAAACAGCAGTGGAAGATACCTCAATTCGCTTCCTAATTACTAACCTTTAAGGAGAGCAGTCATGGCTGATAAGAAACCAGACTACAAATATCAATATCCAACTGACCGCCGATATGCTGATGATGCGACTGACAAATTAGCAGCAGGCACTATGTTTGACCCTGCCAAAACAGCGGGTGACTATGGCATTAAGGACCCAGAAGTAGCAGTTCCTGTGCCAGAAGCACCGCTGAATGGTGGTGCATAACTAAAGCAGGGCGGCTTTCGGGCCGTCCTTCTTAATTAGATTTTTAGGATTAAGCTATGAACTATGTAACAGTCGAAAGTGTGACTCAAAAGCTAGGGCCTGACTGGTGGGGAACTGGTGATCCGGTTATTGCTGTGATGCAGGCTAATGCGTGGCTTAATGCTAGAAATTTATCTAACTATCCAGAAGGTGAAGTGCCAGATGCAATCCTTACAGCAGGGGCGTATTTGGCAAAGCTTGCAGCAGCAGGGCAACTCTACACAACTAAAGAAGGTGTGGTTGCTTCTAAGACCGTATCTGCTCAATCTGGAACATCAGTAAGCAAGACCTATGTTGCAGGCAAAGAAGAGTCAGTAAGTGGAGATATGCAATTCATCCTTGACCTTCTAGAACCATTCTTTAGCGAGAAGTATCACATCAACACATATGTCATTACGGAGTAAGTCATGGGAATGCGTGATGAGATTCAGCAAGAACTTGGTGCTGCCTTTGATGCAGTGGATGAGCTTGCAGACGCAGTAGCTACCTTCACATGTACCCGGAAAAAATTAGTTAGCTCCAATCCCGCTACAGGTGAAGATACTTACACAGAATATGTATATAGCGGTCGTGGTGTCTTATTTGGGAGTTGGGCAAAAGATTTGGTCAAGCCGATAGATTACCGCGCCACAGACTCCAAAGGCGTGCTCCTGCAAAATGAAGTGAAAGATGCAGCAGGAACTTTAGTTGATCCAGATGTTAATGACATTTGGGTGATTGAAGGCGGGAATTATCGTGTTGTGAGCTACGGAAAAGATCCATCGTCAAGTGTGTGGATCTGTCAGTTAAGAAAGGTATAACACCATGGGTTGGACAAGCAAACCGAGTGCCTTCACTAAAACGATTGAAGCCGATCTAACCAAAAAGCAAAAAGATATTGTGATTGATGCCCTTGGTGGTGTGGTGATGTCTAGTGCCGTAGACACGGGAGCTGTAAGAGCAAACAACCGTATTGGCATAGGCAGTATTGATGGTAAGGCTGACAAGAATGATGTGGATGAGGGCGGACAAAGAACTTTAAATAGTGAGCTAAGTAAATTAGTTCGGTTAAAACCATTCCAAACTGTCTATATATCAAATAGCCTCCCTTATGCATATGTTCTCAACTATGGACTTTATCCCAAAAATCCAAAGGTCGAAACAGGTAAAACAGAAAACGGCTACAGTCGCCAAGATCCTACAGGATTTTACGAGACAACATTTACATATATATCTGAAAAATATAGATAAATGTGTTAAAATTAAGTAAAGCAAAGCCCATGAAGATTGCAGTCTAAATGGGCCTCTAATCAAACCTACTTTCTTGGAGTATGTTATGACTATCGCAGATTTTCCACCCAAAACATCTCAAAAGCAACCCCATCAACTTGATACGCAAATGTTCATAGCCAAGTCCATGGGCTTATATGGAGATAAATTTAAATACGATTGCACAAACTACATTAATGCAAAAACAAAAGTAGCAATTAGATGCAAGATTCATGGCGTTTTTACTACCCTCCCATCTAACCATTATAAAAAAAATGGTGGGTGTAAAGCTTGCGTAAATGATGGGTTGAGAGTTACTGATCACATTGAACGGTTTAAGTCAGTTCATGGTGATAGGTATAATTATTCAAAATTTAACTTCAAAGGCGCTAGGGTAAAATCAATCATTATTTGTCCAGATCATGGTTCTTTTGAGCAGACATATCATCATCACTATATGAGAAGGCAAGGCTGCCCAAAGTGTATTAAGAATAGAAGATTAAATATTGAAATAATATTGGAGTCTTTCAAGGCGGTACATGGTGCTCGTTATGATTATAGTTTGGTAGAGTTCAAAACAAACAATAGGGCAAAGGTTAAAATTATTTGCAGAGAGCATGGGGTTTTTGAGCAGCAAATTGCCTCACATGCACAAGGGAAAAAT